GAGTGGACGTTCCCGTGCGGCGCGAAGATCAATCTGGACGTCTTGCAGGCAGACCGGGACTGCCTCAATTTTCAGGGCGCGCAGTTGTCTTATGTCGCATTCGACGAGGCGACACAATTCCCGCTGAAACATATTTTGTATCTCTGGGGTCGTGTCCGATCCAAGGCAGGCATTCCTGGATGCCTGAGGCTCACGGCGAATCCAGATGCAGACTCATGGCTCTATCGGCTGATTCACTGGTGGATTGATCCTACAACAGGATTCCCGATCAAAGAGCGATCAGGGAAGATTCGCCACTTCAAGGTGGTCGACGGAGAAAACTTCGAGTGGTTCGATGAACCGCAGTACGAGACGAATGAAGACACAGGGAATCCTCAGAAGACGACCGTCTCATTCACTTTCATTCCGGCCACACTGGATGACAATAAAGCACTGACAACGGCGGACCCATCGTACCGCGCTCGCCTGCTCCAGCTTTCAGACAGCGAGCGAGAAAGGTATCTCTCGGGATGCTGGCTCGCCTCTTCAAACACAGATACGGAATTCCCACGTGATTGGTTCCTCGACCTCTTCGTCGACGATTCCGAGTATCCCGCGCCCTACAACGAAGCCCAGGGCAACCGGCAGTGCGTGCGGATGTTCTCGATCGACCCTTCGAAAGGCCGGAATCCGAAGAAGGGCGACTACTCGGCGATCGTCTGCAGCGCCGTCACGTCGGATTTGACTTACGTCGACAGTGACATCCGTCGCCGGCCTCCGTCACAGATCGTGGAGGACTTGTTTGGGTTCTGCGAGCATCCGCTGCACCGGATTGGTCCCGGAGATCTGATTGGGATTGAGTCGCTGCAGTTCCAAAGCCTCTTCCGGGACATGATCCTGAATTACGCGAAGGACCACCCGCAGATGGCCCTCTCCCACTACCTGGCCGCAGGGAACATTCTGATTCCGGTCGAGGATCCGTTGCCGAAACCGCTGCGAATCAGACGTTTGGACCCACGCCTGCGTGCCCGGAAGTTCCGGTTCCTGCGGAATCCGAGCAATTCGATCCTGCTGATGCAGTTGAAGCAGTTCAATGGACGGAATGAACAGGGGCAACACGACGATGGGCCGGACGCACTGGACATGACACTTCAACTGCCGATCCAGTTGGAGAATTACTACAAGCGACTGGCAGAAGGAAAGACCTCATAACTATGGCCAAAAACTGCAACTGCGGACCCAAAGACCCCATCGAGCCACTGATCAACACGCAGTCCTTCGTGGCGCACCCAGTCGCCCGTCAGATTGGCTTCGGATTTCACGTCTACCGGGGCGAAGTGAAGCTCGTTCCGGCCAAAAAGCACCTGGATTCGATCGCGAGCACGAATTTCTGCTATCCTGTGAGCGGATGTGAGGTGATTTTCGCAGGAGAGTCTCGGAATGGCGACACGTGGCAGTAAGAACAGCATTTTGAGCGACGATCGTCCGCTTTCAGTAATCATTTCAGAGGCCGAAGCCCACATGACGATCGCGATGCGTCGTCAGATGACGTCGATTCTGGAAGAACTGACGACCGACTCCGATGGTCCTGATGATTCGGAGGTGCCGGATGGCGAAGATCCGTTCGAGGACGCGACGATCGACACGATTCGGTCCCTGATCGCCTCCGGGAAGTCGCTGTCGAAGACGCCCTGGGGCACAAATGCGAAGAACAACCGGTCCTACTACATCGCCGACACGGGTCATGGCTACACCGTGAAGCCAAAGGTCGCTCCGGGAGATAAATCACCCTCAGATTCTGCCACGCAGGCCTCGAAACGGGTGCAGGCAGCACTCACGGCATGGATGGACCACGTCGGATGGGGGCTCCGGCAGGCCGAAGTTAGTAAGCGTCTCGACGAGACGGGCGAAGTCTATGACCTGCTGTACTACGACACCGACGGACATCTGGAACTGAACTTCATTGAACCGGAAGACCTCGATGAAGACGCTGGCAGCGACTACAACGACGCCGAAGACACAGACAAGCCGTTCACTGAGGACCTGGGAGTCCGCCGCACGAACAACATCCTGTACCGGCCAGTGGCCTACTTCGTGGATAACGCGAACGCGAAGGGGCAGTGGATTGGAGATCTGAAGTATTACTCCGCTGAAGCCAATGGATCAGGGTCGGGCATCGCGAACTTCTTCGCAGAAACCGAAGGCCTGCGATCTCTCTGCCAGTGGCGACGGCGAAACGTGACAGCGGGCGATCCGCGAGGACTGCATCTGTACTACCCCTGCCGACGGGAGTTGCGATGGTCGAAACTGCTTCTGGGCAACGTGATGCGAGTCTCGTCGTTTCAAGCGGCGTTTGGAGCGATCCGGACGATCCTGAATGGCGGCACACGGGACGCAGCAGCGGAATACCTGAATTCCCAGCAGGGCGGAACGAAGGCCTCGGGCAGCGAGACCCAGACGATGGAGGCACCGGGGATCGTGACGGTGCCGGCGACAATCAAGTACGAGTTCCCAGAGACGGGCGCCGGGCAGTCGAACCACATTGAAGTGCTGGTGCAACTGCTCCGCGCGTGTGCGAGCGGGATGATGCTGCCGGAATTCATGCTGACGGCGAATGTCAGCGAAGGGAACTTTGCGTCGACGCTGGTCTCCGAAGGACCGTTCCACAAGGGGATGAAGTACGAGCAGAGTCTGATGGTGTCCGAAGACCTGCGGATCATCTGGCAGGCGCTGCGCTGGGGCGCTCAGACACGGTCCCTGGACATCACGCTGGCGGACCTTGAGCAGGTGACGATCGAGGCGAAGCCGCCGCGGGTTCAGACAAGGAACCGTAAGGAAGACTTCGAGATCGGGATGGATCTCTGGAAGAACGGCCGCATCTCGGGCAAGACGCTGAACAAGCAGGAAGGCTACGAGTACGAGGAGGAGCAGGCGCAGATCGCGATTGAGCGACCGACGGAACTGCCGCCACCACTCAATGACCGGTCTTCGACTGGCACTCCCGGCCCGAATCCGGATCACAAGGGAGATCCGCTGAAGGAGAAGGGCGTGCTGGCGGGCGACCCGAACCGGCAGCCGGCAGGCGTCTGACAAAGACCACACGGCGATCGAACTCGGAATCAGGTGTAGGATTTCAGGATTCCCGCATGCCATAATGCGGGCACAAGTGAGGTGACTTATGTGTTCATGCACAAAGCGAAAGCCAAGAAAGCCCCGCAAATGAGCGACGGACAGATTCAGATCATTGATGCCTTCGAGGGTGTCTCGACTGAAGAGATCGAGTCCGGTGTTCTGCGCAAGGTGAAGCTCCTGGGCCTGAAGTCAAAGAACGGGCGGAACTACAACACCGAAGGTGTCCGAAAGACCGCAAAGTCGGCTCTGGAGGGTGCCCGGGTGTATGTGGACCATCCTGACAAACCATCTGCCGTGCGTTCGTACCGAGAGGCATTTGGTTTTACCGAGGCCGTCGAGTATGTTGAAGGCAAAGGGTGGTACGGAACATTGAAGTTCAATCCCGCGCACCCGTCGGCCTCTCAGTTTATCTGGGACGTGAAGAACAAGCCGACCGCGTTGGGGATGAGCATCAACGGACGAATCAAACAGGCTGCTCGCCGCAACAGTGATGGCGATGTGGTCGTGGAAGCGATCGAAGAGATCCGGAGTGTGGATCTCGTAACGCGGCCGGCAACGGCAGCGGGAATTTTTGAATCGGAGTCGACTCAGATGAAGCTGGAAGAACTGTCAGCAGAAGCCGTGGAATCCCTGAAGGCTCAGGTCAAAGCGGATCTTGCGAAGGAAGGCCAGCAGTCGGCCGAAGCCCAGGAAGCCGAGAAGGTTCGCAAAGAACTGGCGGAACTGAAGCAGACACTGGCGAAGAAAGAAGCAGAAGAATCTGCTCGCAAGCTCGCCGGAGAAGTCACGGAGTCATTGAAGAAGACCTTTGAGAAGGTCACGCTGCCGGACGGTGTCCTGACGGACCTCGTGGAATGTGCGTGCCAAATGAAGGAAGAATCACGCAAGTCGCTGGTCGGGGCTCTGGAAAAGTTGTCTCCGATGCTCCGCGTCACGACGGACGAAGAAGACGACGCGACCGACGAGTCGGGCGAATCTCCGGCGGAAGAATCACACAAGGAGAAGCCTGCCGTGCCTGCGAAGGTGGGTGGTGGCTCTCAGAAGAAGAAGACGGGATCACTGGATCTGCGGGCGTCTTTGGGACTCAAGTCCAGCACCTGATCGTGATCGGTCAGAGCGAGCACACTTTAGAAGTACGGTCATTCGTTTTTGATTTGGGAGTTTGAGATGCCTCGATGCCTTCAGAACCTGGACGCTCATGGCGAGTACGGCAATGACATTCGCGCGATGGAGCTGCCAGAAACGCTGGTGGATATCTGTGAAGGAGACATGCTGATCTCCACCACGAATTCGGACAGCGAAAAGTGTGCGAAACTGCTGTCCGGGTTCACCTGGGACACGGACCTTGCGACGACTCGCGTTGCCGCGCTGGCGGTGTTCGAAGGTGTGGCGTTGACTCAGGTCGACAACACGACCTGCTTCGATAACGACGCGAAGGTCGCCTATGCGAAGAACCGCAAAGGCACTGGCTTCCAGCGGTCCTATGAGATCGTGGATGACGCTGGCGCTGCGGCTCCGACGACGTGGGTTGAAGGGCAGGGATTCACGTTTGCGAAGAATCCGAGCAGCAATGCTCTGGTGAACAACAAGATCGTGAAGACCAGCACGGCGAATCAGATTGTCTTCCGCGCTGTGAAGTCAAGCGGCCCTGACAGCCAGACGCACGCTCTGGTTGAATTCGCGAACTGATACTGATCTCCCCTCGTTTGATTCATTTTTGATAAGTCTCGAGGCGAGTGCCTCTTTCAGGAGTTGTGTGATGCCCAACGCGGTATTGACGAAGAAGCTGGTCAAGGAAATTGCAAAGCACGGCGATGACGCGCTGGAGCAGGTGGATGGTCTTCTGCAGGACGGTTCGGTAAAGTGGGATCAGATCGATCTTGCGTCGATTCTGGAACACGACTTCGGTGGCGTCGGCTATCGGGATCTGATCCTGACGATGCCGAATGACGCGATCGAAGCGGTGATCTCTTCCAGCATCTTTAACAAGATGATCGTGAAGCAGGTCCGAGCGGCTCTGCGTGAGACTCCGAAGGAGACGTACAAGCTGGCGAACCTGATCCCGTCCGAAACTAAGGGCGAGTGCGAAGGCCGCTACGAAGATCACGGGGCATTCTCCGACATCGTGGTGCACGAAGTCAGCGAACTGCAGAAGGGCCCACTGTACGGTCTGGCGACGGACTACCAGCGGCACCCGACCGCGAAGAGTTACTCCGCCGGCCTGGCCTGGACACGCGAAGCTCTGTGTAAAGACCCGAACGGCTACTTGAACAGCCAGATTCCGAAACTGCGTGATGCTCACTTCACGAAGCAGGAGGAACTGCTGCTGGATGCGTTCATCGGTTACACGCCGAGCTATGACCGCTCCGGAACGCTGTACGACACGTACTACGCTGAAGACGGCAGTTCAACGCCGTTCGCCAGCGGTGCCAGCGGTCCATGGATCAACGCGAAGGCACTGGACTTCGGCTGCTCGGCTGACCTGCAGTCTGTCCGCGATTTGTTCTACGACATGCGAGACCTGGTGCATGGTCGCCCGATCGACATGGACACGAGCAGCCTGCAGCTGATGACCTCCCGTCAGAAGGCGGATGCGATCCGTCCGAAGCTGCTGGCTTCAGCCGTCGAGTCTGACGAGGATTGCGGTGCAACCGGAACTCGGCACTACGTCATGACGGCGGAAGTGGCGAACGGGATGTCCTTCGACCTGATGTCCTACCAGCGACTGGTGGACCGCATCGTGGCACGATGGTCCGTTACGGCGGCAGACGCTCAGGAATGGTGGTTTGCTGGCCGCATCGCGGAGATGTTCGGATTCGTCTGGCAAATCGCTCCGCAGATCACACGCTGCAATTTGAGCAGCGACGATCAGCGACGTCGGATTGTTGCGGTTTACGACAGTCTGTCGAAGGGCTATGCTTACGTGAAGAACCCTTACAAGGGTGTGATGCTCACGCCGCCAGCCTCCTGATC